ACCAGGATCATCACTAGCATTTAATGTTGGATCTACAATATTAATACCAGTAGGATTACTACTTGCAGTAGAACCATCACACTCACCAGTAACAGTAGATACACCAGCAGTACTAAAGTTAGATTTAGTTACTGCAGTTATCCTATTAAATACAGGATCGATATTAGTCGAAGCACTGTAAGTAAACATATCACCAACTTTAACTAATTCTCTATAATCTCCAATTCCTCCCCCAGATACAACACTAGTACCATTAGCATTACCAACAACATTAAACTCAGATCCACCTTCAAAAACGTTTCTTTTTCTATCTAAAACTAAATTAGCAGCAAAACTAGTATTTCCTGCTCCTACACCAGCAAGACTGTGTATTGCTTTTGCAGCTGTGAAATCATAATCAAAAATAGAAGTTACATTACTTCCTACTTCTAAACCACTAACTAAAATTGGTTCATTGAGTTGGAAAGATCCCTTAACATCATTTAAGTTGAAACTTAGATCATTTGCACCCATAGATTCAATAAATCCACTAGCACCACTATATTTTCCTTTAATATGAGTTCCTACACCAACTCCTGCTGTAGTTGCTGCAATTCCCAAATTAGTGAATGTTTGAATGTCAAATAATCTTGTCTCATAAACTGTATTTGCAATACCAACAAGACTTGTTTGTTTGAAATCATACACTCTTGCCTTACCTATTACTACCGCAGTTGATGCTAGACCCTTTTCCAATCCATCATCATTGTTTGTATTAAGTCTTCTATCCAATAAGTTAACACTGGTAGAAAATCCTATTGCAGGAGCACCAGTAATACTATTCACATTAATATAATTTCCAACTCTAATTGGAACAGCAACATTTTCTTTTAATCTTGTTGTTCTTGGTTTTACTATATCAACAGAAGAAGTTGAAACCTTATCTACCTCATATCCTCTTACGTAAGCCTTTCCTGGACTTACCTGTAAACTGATTATGTCATCAGATGGAGTATTTCCATTCTGAGTAGTTTGATTTTCTGAATATACACCTCTATTCGATATTTTATCATTCAATGACTCTCTTACATCAATATTAAATGGTTTGATGTAATAATCTCCAGATTCATCATAAGTTCTTCTTGCCAATTCATCCTTAAAGATATTATAATCAGTTTTCTTTAACTGTTCTCTTACGATACCATCTTCAATACGTAATAGTTCAACAAAGTCTAGATCATTATTATCATCTAAACTTTTCTTTGATAATGATGTAGATATCTTAAATCTATCAGCACCTGGTGCAGATTCATTAGAAAATCCTCTCGCATTATCAAAAAGATCACTATTAGCATTCGATGGTGTAACTATTTCCTCATCAAGTAGTAATCCAACTCTATAACTTGGACTATTGGTATATTGATCTAAAATTACTGTTGAAGATGGAACTCTTACAAAATATCCACGAATAAAGAATACACCTTCACTAATAGAAAATGCAGATCCTATTGATGTTGCATTAGAAACTATACATCTAGCAAATTGGTTATTTGCAGCAATATTTGTATTTGAAAAATTTATATCAGAAAGAGTAATTAAATTCTCTCCATTCTGAAATGTTCTTGTTTCTCCATCATCACCAGATTTATTGTATTTTACATATAAAGTATCAAAATCATCTATAGATTCTGAGGACGTAATTCTATTAACAACAGTTGCTCTTACACCAGATGTTTCTCCTTGTATTTCAATATTTCCATCTACTAAAGCTTGAGTATAGTTTCTTACTGGAATATTTACAAAATTAGGATCAATTTTTACTGAAGAGTAATCGGGATCATAAAATGTACTACCAGGAATAACTATAGATCCTTCTTTAAAGAAGTGTTGCCCAAACCTTTCAACTTGATTTTGGAGAATGGATTGTAGAGTAGTTAATTCTCTTGCCTGAACAGGAAATCCTGGTTTAAATAGTACCTTACTATAATTTTTAGATTCGTTAAAATCATCAAAATATGGAGAAACGTTCAGATTGGTATTTTGTGTCATCTGTTTAGAATTCTACTACGATTTTTACTTCTTCTTTTTGTGATGAAGACCTTGTAATTGCTGCTCTGTTATCAATGTAAACAATTTCACCAGAGTATTTTTCAACATCTGGGGGAGCAACACCAGCAGTAAATGTTTGTCCCAAATTGACATTTTTGCCTCCAACGGAAACAGCTGCTGCATTGAAACCAGTATCAGGAGTTAAACTTAGAGTTCCCAAACTTGGATGAGTACCACCACTAATTGTTTGTGTAGAACTTGATACGAATGCTAATTTCTGATAAGAAGCAACGGATAATGTCGAAAATCCAACGGGTTGATAGTATCTCAATACAGAAGTATTTTGATTCCAAGAAGCAACTAATCCAATTGCTGTACTTCCAGTTGAAACTGTTTGTGTAATCTGTGCATTATTGGCAAAATTAGCAGCTGTAACACCAGTACCAATTAGTTTTAATGCAGGAAGAGCAGTTGCAGTCGTACTATTTAGTAACTCGGTGCCACCGTACCTCATAGGATTTCGTACAATTCCAACTCTAGAAAAATCATTATCTGTTATGTAATCTGGAACATCATCAACATTATTCTCATACTTGGAATATATCATTACTCGATATCCACCAAGTTCTCTATAAACATCTGCACCATGACCACCTGGAGGTGGAATTATGACTTCAAATTCAGCACCACTACCATCAGTAACATTATCAACACTTCCTGGCGATCCACCAGTAACATTTTTTTCAAATCTCAATCTTGCCCAAGTATAACCAGTACCACCCTGTGTTACTTCAACTTCACTTATTGCACCACCAACTATTTTGACAGATGCTTTACCACCAGCACCATCTCCTTCGATAGGTACATTACTAATTGTTTGAGTACTCTGGTTATTAATTTCGTATCCAGATCCATAATTTTTTATTATGATAGTCTGTATCTCTCCAGCAACAGCAGCATTTTTTACTGATAGTGTTGAAGAATCACCCCATTTTTTAGGAAGAGGTAGATATTTTGATGTTGCAAATTTAACTACATCTGCAGGAGATATAGTATACAAATACTTCCAAACATATCCATCAGTACCAGCTGCTCTTGGAGCATCATCTACGAATTTTGGTTCATATATTGACTTTTCACCAGTAGAGTTTGGATTTGCTCCATTATTAATACAAACATAAACTCTAAACTCAGAGTTCATGACATAATAATTTGACCCATATAAAGTTGTAGAACTACTGACAGGCGACAAATAATCCCCATCATAAGTATTCTTATACATGTCATAAGTAGTTCCCGACTGCCAATCTATTCTTGGAATTACTCTTGTCACATCATTCTCTTGAACTTTTTTCAAGAAAAGCATACTATCCCAATATAAACTTTCTTGCTGAAAAGAATCTCTAGGGTCTGGTATATCTGTATTCCAATTAGTCTTTCCGTAGTTTACTACATCAGTATACTGCGGATTTGGGTGGGCCAAAAACGTATAGAAATTATTATTGCCAGTCGAACCAACACCAACAAAACTTTTGACAAAAGTTTCGGCATTCAATATTCTAAACTGGTCTGTTATTATCGCTGGCATTGCTGTGTTTTTTTGATTATTTATACCGATATAATATATCTATCTAATATCATCACTCTCTAGCATAACTTGTAGAGTTCTAGATGCTTCGATAGTATCTGTTGCAAGTCCGACTTGATTGACTTCAAATGCTTTAGCAGTATTTGGTCTATTGGCAACATTTACTGTTCCCCAACTATATGTACCAAGGTTTGGTACAGTTGTTAAACCAAGAGTATTAATCCCAGATAAAGAATTAACGTTGCATGTAACAGTGATTGCTCCAGCTGTTGCTGCATATGCTACCCAAGTGTTTGCATAATAAACATTATCAATAAAATTATTTCCGATAGAAACAATATCATTAACACCTGTATTTAACGATGTTGTACCACCTCCAGTATTACCAACTACAGTATTACGAACAACAAAGTAATCACCAGTACTAATTCCAGATACAGATCTTTGTTGAGCATTTGGAGAAGAATTATAAATTGATGGATCTGGTTTAATTGTAAACTTAATAGAAGGTGTTGCAGTACCAACTCCACTAGTATGAGTTGTTATTCCAATAATAACTCCAAAATCACCAGTATATGTTGCATTCTGTAGAACTTCAACTTGAGGTCTTGGAGAAGTAACAATAGTATTTCCTGTTGTTGGTGAAACCCAAGATTCAGTTGCTGCTGTTGCTAATCCAGAAATTCTTACATCATTTAATACACTACCCACAGAAGCATCAATATGATGGAATGCATAAGTATCCTCAACATAAACTTTAGTATCTGATGCTGAAATACTCTTTATAACTTTTGTATTTGGGTAAATTTGTGGTTCCAAATAATCTCTTTCTTTAGAGATTAACATACTATCAATAATTTTATCTTCTCTTTGTTTTGTCCAAACAACTTGTCTACTAAAATCAGAATTAGGGAGAATACCCTGACCATAATAAGTATTAGTATTAACAAGATCCGAAGCAGTCAATTCATGAATAGTTCTACGATCTTGTGAAGGAGGGAATGTATTTTTATATTCTACACGACCATGAGGATCTTGAGCAATAGTGTTAATACCTGCTTTAATTTGAAGTAAATCACCCACTTTAACAGTTTCTTCAATATTAACTTCATTGACATCTTGATCCGATCCAATATAAAGATAGAATTTAAATTTACTTCCTTTGGGAGGTGCTTCCTTAAATGATATCTTAGTACCTTTATCAAAGACGTAATCTTCTCCTGGCATTTGTAATACATCATTTAAGAATAAAAGAAGATTATTTGCTAGTACGATTCCAGAACCTGCTTTTTTATCAATACTATAAAATTCTTTAGCAGTTGTTGTTCTGGTTATTAGGAAAGTTTTCTTAAATCCATTAAACAAGTTACTAAAATCATCCATCTCTAAGAACTTACCAAAGTTCCAAGAAGCAAACTTATCTTTATATTCATTCTGAATTGTTATGTTAAATGCACTTGTTCCAATTCCTGTTTGAACTGGTAACCCAGATAATATAAGATTCTCACCAACTTCATAACCCAATCCACGATTATTAATATCAAACGAAAGAACACTTCCACCTGTTCCAACGACAACATCCATCGTTGCATTAGATCCACTTCCACCTGTTAATGGAATGTTATTGTATGGTGCAGGTTCATCAATTGTAAGTATTGGCATATCGGATGTTGTATATCCGCTACCTGGATTTGTAACTGTAATTGCAGTAACAGTACCAGCACTAACTGTTGCACTAAATGAAGCTCCAGTTCCTGCTCCATTTCCAACAAAAACTGTAATTGCATCAGTTGAGTAATTAATAATTGGAAGAACACCAGTGTTTAATTCACCATTTGAAGTTGATGCAGGATCAGTTGATCTTGGATATGGATGAGGAGTAGCAAAAGCATCTCTAGAGCATCTAAAGACTATGGAGTTATTATCAAGAGTAATTGTATTGGAATCAGTTAATCCATGACTAGGAATTACTAATGTCAAATTACCAGTTGCAGAATCGTATTCGGCAAATGTTGGAGTTAATTGTGCTCCACCAGTTACATTAACTGCATTATCTGCAGCACTTTCAAATTGATGTACATAATGTGCATATGTAACTCCAATAGAAACTCTTGGAGAAGCAATATATCCTTGTCCAGCAGTATTAATCGCAACAGACGCAATAGTACCAGCAGCAGAAACAACAGGAGTTGCTAAGGCTTTAGTTGGAATTTGATATCCACTACCAATTCCTACTGAAAACTCATTGATAATACCACCTCTTGGAAGATCTTCAGTTGCTGTAGATCCAGTAAATGTAATTGTTACACCAGTTCCAACTGTATAATCATTATCACTGGCATTTCCAAGATCAGCATACCAAGGTCTTTGGAAGATATTATTAATAAGAACCATACCAAAGTATGAACTAATTCCTACAGGAAGATTTGTTCCTTCACTCTGTAATGTAAATTGACTTGCAGATCCTGTAAATGTATCAGAAAGATCATCTACAATGAAATTATCATCATAATTTAATCTATAGAATATTCTTCCTCGGAAAGAAGAACTTGTGCTATGTATTCCAGATTTTCCATATGGAGGAGTAGTGAAATGTATAGTGCCTTTATTAATTCTATAATCACCAGATAAGGCAGTTATTCCTGCTCCAACTGTGTGTACACCTGCTTGGGTACCCATTACACCTCTGGTTACTTCCAAGGTAGTTGTAGACCCAATACCAACGGTGTTTATTTTTATAAGTTCGTTATTAACTTGTACAAATGAATTTCCTTCCAATTTAGTTGTGTCAGTAACGTAAACTAGATCAGTTGAAACACCAATAGGAGAAGATAATGAAAGTGCTATAGGTCTTCTTGCTAATGGACTTTGCATTACATTATCAACTAGAATCATACTTCTAACTGTTGAGTCAGTTGATGGAACGCTGAATGTATGTCCATCCCCACCATATGCTGGTACAGAACCACCAGAAGTGACAAATGTGACTCCAATTCCATTAGTGTCTACAGCATCTGCTTTTGATATTGCTACTCTAAAGTTATCATTATCATCTCTTATTGCATATAATGTTGGTGGTAATTTATCAGTAGCACCAATACCAGCAACAGTTGTTGTTACTATACCGATAGAGTTTCCAGCAACTTTTGGAGCATAATGTATTACTTCACCACTATTAAAGTAATGATTTGCAATGTTAATTGAATGTTTTTCTACATCACTAACATCTGTCGTTGTTGATGGGTTGAATGAATGGTGTAGTAAACTATAGTCAGTACCACTAATATTCGTATTCAATGTAAATGTACTCATTCCAACGATCTGTCCACCAGTTATTGGATTATTAATTACGACAGTAAAGGTATTTGTAGCTGCATCTACGTTGGAAACTGCTAATACTCCACTATTGAATTGAGTGTTAGAAGTTGATGCTGGATCAGTTGGTCTAGGATATGGATGCTCTGTCGCATAATTATCCTTTGAGCACTTAAATGTAATACTATAATTGTCGAGTGTTATAGTATTTCCGTTTGTAAGTCCATGAGGGTCTGTAGTAACTACAGTTAATACACCAGTTACTGGATTAAATGAAGTTCCAGTTGTTGCAGTTAGAGTACCACCACTAATCTTAGTAATACCATCAGTAGCAGCACTTACAAATCTATGTTCTCCAGTAAATGTACTAGATTTTCCAGTAAATTCTGAACTTAAATCATTAATCAAAAGTACTTTATTGGTGACAGATTCATTGTAATCTGTAATTACTTTATTATTAAATTTAATAATTTTAGAAAACTTATTACTACTTGTTTCTTCAGTTACATAATCAAACCAAGGTCTTTCCCAAAGTGAAGACTCACTCGAAAGATCTATTCTTACTTCAAGGTCACCATCATCCTTAATTCCAGCTGAAACAGAAGAAGTTATTCCCAGATTAGCAAAATTCTTAAATCCACCAATATGTGTTAAACTTTCTACTGGATCTTTCCACTTAGAGTATGGAACATCACCTTTAATTGCATAAGAAAATCTTTGATAGTAATCATTATCATGAATTCTCTGATTATCTAAATTCAATTTACCAGTGTCGTTTCTCCAATTATTAATAGATTCTACAACACTATCAACCTCTAAATCAAAATCAGAAACAAATAGAGTATTTACAACTGACTTACTATTACTAATTGTACCAGTAATAATATCACCCTTTTTAAATTCACCTTGAATATTATACAATTTCAATACATCAGTATCTGGATTCCAACCACCTACACTGACATTACCAGTAGCACCATTATCGGATTTAACTAATTCACTTTCAAAAAATTCTACTTTTTTGAATTCTGGAGTGAATTTAGCTAAATCTGCTTCTCTTATTATTCTACCAAAATTATTTGTGTCATCATAAGTACCACCAGTATTTCCTATTCCTTGAATAGAATAACTAACACTTTCTTGATCACTTGTTACATCAATAGCAGTAACTTTAAACATCCTATAATCATACCCATCCGAATTATACCCACTAGCTGTTGAAGTTGCTCCACCAACAATATCAATATTCTCAACATAGACATTCTCTCCAACTTTGAATGGGAAAGTAGCAGTACTGAATCCAGTATAATTGGTAGGTACTTTTATAAAGATCTTATTTTCTTGTTGTTGTCTAGTAATGTTAAATTCAGAAGTAGCATTAACTATACCAACACCATTTGTATTATTTGTAGAAATAATTTCTAAAGTGTCATTTAAATTACTATCATTTGCTAAAATATCAACACTATCAACTGATCCACCCTTAAGGTTGGTTCTTCCAGAAATTAATGGTTTATTTATTGCAAGAATTTCAGGCCCATTTGCATAATTTTGTCCAGCAGTAGCAATACCAATTTTAGATAATGTTGATGTATTTTTTAAATTAAATATTACACTACTGTCTGCTTTTGGTTTTAATGTATTATCTGTTGGAAATTCTAATCCCTGATAGGGAACAGTAACTGATTGTATTCTTCCAATATCATCAGATTGAACATCAAACACAACTCCTTTTCCAGTTGTAGAACCAACTGAAGTAAGAATAGGTAATGCAATTAAATTATCTGGAGAACTTATGAGTTTTACAGAATGAACACCACCTTTTACAACTTTAGAATTTGTACTATAAAATGCACTACTAAATCCAGTATTTTCATATAAACTAGTTTCTGCAGCACCAACTAAAGTGAAACTAAAGGTTGTATCACCAATTCCAGTGATTGTATGTTTTTGATTAAATTTAGATTCTTTAGTAGAAATATTTGAGTAATTTGCAACACTAGTATCCACAGAATTTGGATATGTGTTCATATAATTACTTCCCTGACCTTCAATTCTATAGAAACAACTACTTGGGAAAGAACTACCTACAGAAATGTTAATCTTTGTATTTGGATCACCATTACCAACTACTCCCGTTTTTGTGATATTAGGAGAACTAACTTTTGTTATAAAATTAGAATCAGTATAGAAATTAACATCATAACCACTTAAACTAGCATCAGAAGTTGCAATTGAAACATTATTGCCAGAATAGAAAAATAATTGTGGATTTATTTTTGCAATTTGATGAGATCCAGAACCAACACTTGTTATTGAAATATTATTATAAGGGAAGATACTAATATCATAAGAATTGTCAGCTAATCTTATAGTATCTTCAGATTCTTTTATCACATAATAATCTCTATTATTAACTAAAGGTGCTGCAGCATTTGAACCAGTGTAAACTACAACATCACCAGTTTCAAACTCATGATTTGGTATAATAAGTGTATTTTGTGCAATAGATATTCCATTTGTTCCAGAGGCAATTGCCTCAGAAACACTAGTTACAGTAGATGCTATAGAAACAGGATTTACAATAAGTTTCTTAATTGTACTATTATAAGCAAACGCAATATTTTGTGTGCGACTTGGATCAATCTTAAGTCGTACATCATCACCAACAACTAAAGAATGTTGCGATCCTGTCGTTGTTGCAGTTGCCACAGTAACAGTGGCATTCACTTTAACTAATTTTCCAGTAACATTACCTTCAATAGTTTCGAGTTTCTGACTATCACCCCAGTAAGTATCAATACCAGTGAAATAAACATGAGCTGTAGATAATCCAATATAGTTTCTTACAGTTGCCAATCCAATAAACTCATTGCTAAGTTTTACAGTATACAAATTGGTCATATCTGCAATTTTGAAAGTATTACCTAATCCAACTGTTTCGGATGCCCAGATAGTAGATCCATATCCAGTTAAAGTAACTGCATCACCTGTTTTAAATTGATGTCCTGGTAAATAAATTGCTCTTGGTGGAATTGATTTATTGATATTACTACTACCAGCAGCACCTACAACTACATTAGTGTATGCACTGCCAAGTCCAACAGAAGACTCACCTACAAAATACTTAACTCTACTAAACTCAATATTCTTATTCTCAAACTTTCCATCCACGTCAAACGTAAATGTATTCAATAACTTATCAACTACAGCATTTGCTGAGTGTGCTGCAGGTGTGGTACCCTTATATCCCCTAGAAACTCTATATCTGTTATTAATGTTATCAACACCAATAATAAGCATCCTTTCGGCATTAATCTGTATTTCATCATCTATACTAAATTTTTCACTCAGAGTAGATCCATCTAAAGAAATATTCGTATCTAGAGTTGAACTTGCAATAGAAACAGCCACAGTAGTGCTTACTGTAGTAATACCAACCTTTCTAAATCCTTCGATATTTTTATAAAGTGATGAAGATATTCCTGAAATTTCAACGTTCTCACCTGAATTTAATGCATGTGGTATAGTTGTTATACCAGTAACTGTTCCATCATAATAAGCAAATTTAATATCATCAAATATACTTTCTGTAGTTGCTATTGAAACAACTTTTTTACCTAAAATTTCATCAACTTCTGCACTTATTCTACCATCATTAAATTTAACTAAATTACCAACATTATATCCACTACCACCATCAGTAACATTTATTTTGGTGATATTTGATCTTGATGTCGATTCTACCTTTAATTCAACTTTAGATGCCAATGCATCTTTAAGGAATGGATATTCTATAAAGTTTTGATTAAAACCTAAATGAGTTACATTTCTCTTATAATCTCCAGTATTAATATACGCATCACTCTGATCTCTAACTCCATCATAGTTAAATTCATCAGTACGATTATGATGCTTTAATGTGATATATGGGAAACTTGGTTCTTTAGTCGTAGCATCTATAGTTGAGAAATATGCATATGTTCCCTCTGGGAAATCACTCGATTCTCCTGGTTGTATAAACTTACCATTAAACTCATCAAGATCTCCACTTTGATTATAATTGTAATCTTGGACAAAATATCCAGAACTCCATGTTGAAAGGGATGGTCTCAAACCAGCACCAGTAACAAGATCAATAGAATAACTGGATTGCATCCAAGTAACTCCAATACCTGCCTTCTCACCTATAGTACCAAAGATAGGATTACCATCATATGCCCATCCAAGTATTTTACCATGAGAAGTATACTGTTCTGGATAAGTAGGAGCATCACCTATATTATCTCCTATAAGATTACGATATTTTTGACTTGGATAGAATGAACAAGGTTTAGCACCTTTGAATAATTGAGGTGATGTAACCTGAACCATTGCATCATTATTACTATTTGAGAGGTACTTGTCATAATGCTTTACTGCATTAAACTTCCATTCATAAATTTCAGCATTAAATCTCACTCCCTTTCCACTAGGAATCACTACAATATCTGTTTGGTTTCTAACATAGTTTTTTCCACCACTAAGAATATCAATTGAAGTTAATTTACCATCAGAAACATTAGCCCTAAGTCTAGCAAAACCTTGAGTTGTTCCAGTTCCTACAACTTGCAATTCAGGAGCACTTGTATAATTCTTTCCTTGATTTAATATCATTACATCAATAATTACCCCTGCTTCAATGATTGGTACTAAAGAAGCACCTTCTCCAGTTAATAGTTGTATATTTGGTTGTCTTGAATAGTTTACAGTATTTTCTACACCATATGCAGTACCACCAGATCCAACATAAACATTTTCAACACTTCCAGGTATCACAGGAGTTGCAGTAGCAGTATAATGCGATGGAATAACGCTTGTAGTACCAGCAGAAACTACTCCTGTAATATTAACTTTAATATCTGGATATTTGAAAGTATGAGTACCACTACCAAAACCTCCAATATTTACAAATATATCTCTATCATAATTTGTACTTGAAACAGTAGAAATTGTTCCTGCATTACTTAATTTGAAGTTATGACCATCTATAACTTTTACTTTATATGCTGTTGTAGTTGATAATCCAGAAATTAATGTACCAGTAGATGAATATTCTACAACTTCTCCAGATTTAAATCCATGATTCCTTGCATAAATTGAATCTGGTTTTTCGGTATTAACTCCACTAAAAGTATTAAATAAATCTTTTTTATTTGCTGGTGGATAGGTTTGAGCATCTACCACAACACTTCTATTAGTATATTCAGAACCTGAATCAATAACTGCAATCTCATCAATTATTTTACGTAATTTTGCAGATTTGAAATTATGTCCCTTAGTTCCTACTGCATTAAATTCAATTAATTTTGTTTTAGTAAGTGCTCTATCTTTTGTGATAGCCAAACGGAAAGTCTTTTTATCAATTTGTGCAACAAAATACCTACCACTTGAAGTTAACTTATCAGTAGCAAATCCAACATTTGTACTAGTAATACCAATTGGAGTGCCTTGTGTAGTGTATATTACTTCCTCTCCATCTAAAAATTTATGCTCTAACTGTGTTCCTACACTATCAATTGGGAGTGTAATTGTTGATTGACCAATAGAAATGTATCCATCAGCAACTGCAACAGAATGAGTAAGAGATCTCATTTTTGCTTTGAGATTTGTTCCAGATCCATTTCCTCCAGTAATTGTTACAGTAGGAGTATTAATATAATCAAATCCTGGTGTAATTAGTTCAATTTTTGATACTTTTCCAGAAAAAGAAGGATATATTGTACAATCACTACCTACAGAATCTGTAACTGATACACTTGGTGGATTTAGTACATCATAACCCTCTCCACTATCTAAAATATTGATTGATTGTATTGGTCCATAGAAAATAGAATCTTTACTTACTGGGGAATGCAATTCAACTCCATTTAAGGAAACACCAATAGGGCCAATGATATTAGAATCACTTTCTGCTAAAGTTGGAGTTTTTAATATACGTTTAAAGTTTTTCTGATCCTTTAAACCACCAGCTTCATATAATCTTGCAGGAGTTAGTGTATGGACAGCAGTAGCAGATTCTCCACTATACTTAATTAATTCAAAATCCTGATTATATGCCCTATTTGATCCAACACACAACCTTATGGTATTATTATCAACTTTATTAACATAATAGTATCCATCAGAGAATGTAGATCCATATCCCACATCATCCATTCTATTTGCTACTGTATATACATCAAGTCCTGTTACTCCATCAGGTGACTTATAATAAACTTTCTCACCATTGATAAATTTGTGATTTGCAATCGTAATTTGGGATGTCTGTGTACTTACACCAACCGATTGAAATGTTTTTTCTCCATTATCGGTATTTGTATCAAATCCTGGATATCCAGAGAAAGTTAAGTATGTATTATCATCAGAATCAACAAAAGTGTTTTGAATATTACCAAGTAAAGATGTTATACCAAATCCACTAGAGACATAATCCAATCTTTTTCTAAATTTATAGTTAAATCCAACAGTTAACTGATCAGCAATCTTGAATTTTTTATCACTATCAATACTTTGCACTTTGGAGTTCTCAACAACTCTAAATCCAGTATCAGCATTATAAACATCAACAGAATCATCAACATATAAGAAATGATTTACTGGTGTTACAATAGTATCTGATGTTGTATTGCTTGGGTCGGATTTTGGTAAATCTGAAATGTCTATTTCAGAAATATTATTATAAAACCACTTATTAAATTTTGGATCATTTATATCTGTCTTTTCACCTAAATGCTTTACTCTAATTGTATCATTTACATTAAAGTACTTCGTACTACTACTATTTACTGAGACACCTGAGACTGACCCAACAATTCGCATCTCACATACTTTATCTTCATCATTATCTTCATAACCATAAAGAAAATTTCCACTAAGAATTGGGATTTCTCTATCTAAAGCAGATTTATTACCCTCTACAAGAGGTAAACTACCAATACCGACACAATCAAAGAACTGATTGTACGATTTTGACCCATATGATACTGTAGAATACGTTTTATAATCAGTAAATGGATCTAAGTAGTAAAAGACACCATCTGTCTCTGGAAAACCAACAGTAGAATCAACAGTTACAACACTTTTATCCTTTATTCTCTCTAAAATTTGTGTTTTACTATTAATAACAAACTCAGGAGGCATTCCTGGTTCATTTTCATTAATAACAGAACCTTTCACAAAGGAAATTTTATAATATTTTTTACTTCCTAAAAATACTTGCTGAACATTCTCTGCAGCACCCGATGCTGTTGGAGCAGTTTCGTCTCCTTGAAATAATTTTGTACCAACTAAATTAAGTGGATCACCTTGTAGGGCCTCCACAATCATATCATCCGTAACACTCCATAGTGCTTCGGATGGAATAAGTGTCTCGTCAAAAGGTTTAACTACAGTTACTTCTTCTCCAAATAATACTTGGAAAAGAATTCTCAAAGAAACATCTGTTCCCTTTGAACTATAAAAATCTTTTGCTCTGGAAAGGATATTTTCAGATGAAAGACCTTGTTTAAATTGTCTTTTTTCTAGTCCTGGTAAGAATTGTTCCTTATGTTTTTCGTAAAATTTATTTAAAAATATAAAATTCAAATTGACAACAATAGTTCCTGATTCATGCACATCACCATTAGTATCTAAAAATGTCAAATATTCTGGATTACTTGGATTTTCAATTTCAGAAATACCACTAAAACCACGAACACAACCACTTAATTCAGTTAAACCATAATATGGAGAAGATACATCAGTAACATGAAGTTTATTCGTATAAGTAATAATTTCATTATCAATCTTTATAAGTCCATACGTATCAGGAAGACCCTCTACAGGGATTCCTAACACTTGTGCTGGAGTTACAGTAGTATTACTGTGAGCTAGATAAATTTTCGAGTCATATGCCAGTGTATCAACTGCTAATATAATCGGTTTTGTTGGAGCAAGAGCATTTGGTGGAGGTAATGTTTGCTCTTCTGCTAAAGAAACGTCAACTAAATTAGATATTTTCTTAAATTCGTTTAAATTATCAGCAAGATAAGTTGTTCCGTAAGTATGTTCCTCAGAAATATAATATTGCTCCAAAAATTCTTTAAACTTCGGATGATCTGATTCTACAAAATCAGGTATTAAATTAGCTAAAATATCAGATATTTGTACTTTTTTAGATGTCATTTCCTATCTTGTATACTTTTTAGTACTAATGAAACTTGATGGTGGTACATAATTTGTTCCAGATGTATTTGCTCCAGCAACAATTGTATCTTCTTTAAGATTTAATGTACTCCCTGTATTATCTAGCACGATATAAATACTCTCTTTTGCAATGATATCATTGGATTCTGGAGTAACTTCTATTTCAATTCCAGCTTTTACACTACTTGATGTAATAGTGGTTGGATAAAGTATAATTTCACCTTTAACATAGTCAACTATACCAGCATTCTCATTAATGTAATTAATTGCATTATCTACGATAGTAAAGAACTTAACAGTACCTGTTTTTCCATCACTATAAGGTAAATCAGTCAAATACACATTTCCAGCAACACCTTCTAACTTAAATGCAGAAGATCTGACGTTAAAACCTTCCATATCAGCATGGAACTGGTTTCCGTAACATATTTCATAGTTAGCAAGGAAATTGTATTCTGGAACCATAGTCCTTTTCATGACAATTTTGGTAATATTGGATGTAATACCAGTATCAACCTTATCAATGATCGAAACTAACTTACTATACTTCAATCTACCACCAAATGAGTTAATATCTGATGATTTTGAATAAGTTTCGATAGCTGAAAGGATTCTAGATCGTAATTGTTGCTGATCTGGAACATATCCAGAGTCATATGAGACAGTTGACTCATATTCAACATACAAATACTTCAAATCAACGAATTCTTGCTTAATTCCAGCAACTGTATACTTCTTCAAGTCAGTTCTGATTGATTCTTTTGCTACATCGGACAATATTTCACCATTTTTAGGTTTGACAGTGATATAAACCTTACCATACTGAGGTGGATTTAACTCTTCACCTCCATAAGCACTCACAGAGTCAATATTTGGATATAAAAATGGTATTAGACTCGAATAATCATTTGGAGTCACTGCTCTATACTGGGATGCGTATACCCTTGGAGCAAGATATTTGATATTGTCTATAGATTCTATCTCGTCACCGTTTTCAGACGCTTGTAGGGTGCTTAAA